GAAGGCCGGGCATGTCCCGACCACCGGCGAGGCCAAGCACACCGGCACAACTGAGACGGACCGTCACGTTCTCGTGACGTACACCGTCCCCGTGAAGTAGAGGGAGGAGGAGTCATGGCAGCAACCGGATACACTACCGGCGACCCGAACAAGGTCAGTCGTTCAGGCGACACCATGACCGGCGAGCTGGTTTTGCCTGACTCCTCCCCCGATGCTGCACTATCGGCCGCGTCCCGTGGATACGTGGACAACGAGGTCAACGCCCTATCTGGTACCTACGTGGACACGTCGGGTGACACCATGACGGGCGACCTTCGAATCCAGTATGGTCTGGTGAACACCCTACTTGGTCATGACATGTCTGTGGTGGCATCCACGGGCATTATGTACCAGGAGGGCCCGCTTTCTCTAGCTACTTCCACTTCCGTGACCGTGCCGGCAGGCATCGCCACATTCGTGGGACCACATCATGTTCACGACGATCCGCGGATCGGTTCTGTTGCCTACGGGCCGGAGACGGTCACCATCACGGACTTGACCGACCCCCTGACGTACCTACTGGTGGATTCCACGGGTGCGATCATCCAGAATGCCGGCGTACCGACTCGTGCCCAGCGCCGAGAGTTCGCCGTCCTGGGACGGGTCGTGGTTCTGTCAAACGTCATCGTGAGTGTGCAGGATAGCCCGATCCTGGCCTCACAGCCGCTGGCAACGACCCTCGACATCCTGAACGCCATGGGTGACATCAGGTTGAGTGGCGTCCGGCTAACCCCCGTCGGCGGAAACCTTGAGTTCAACGTGTCCGAGGGTCAGATCTTCAACCTGGGCGCGAACAACTCGGTAGACCCCGACGACCCGAACGTCTCCACGTTCACCGCCCAGACTCCTGGGTCATTCCGCTACGTGTCCCAGAACTCGATCATCAGTGCCACACCTCGCACGACGATTGATCCCACGATCTATGATGTGGGTGGCGTCTCGACCGCTGTACCCGGCGGAGCCGGTACCTCAACGATCCAGCGCGTCCACTGCTTCCCCACCCAGAACACCTTTATTCAGCTTGGCCAGAACACGTTCTCCAGTCTCCAAGCCGCGCTGGATTCACTTATCCTTGGAGAGTCGGGAGCCATGCCCTTCGTGACTCACCCCGATCTAGTGGGGGGCGGAGTGCGAACCGGGTTCATCGTGGTCACTCGTACCGCCACTGATCTAGCCGACACCGTCAATGCCCGGGTGCTCCGCGCCACTCGACTCGGTGACCCAGGAGGCCTGTGATGACCAGTGTTGCACAGGGTAGCGAGATCACCCTCATCTCCCAGTGGTTCGAGTACGGCGGGGGCCCCGCTGTTGACCTCGTCACAGGCCCGACCATCAACATCATCCGGCTGTCGGACAACGACAACACGGTACCCGAGACGACGGCGGGAATCAGCCACCCGTCCGTCGGAGTCTACACCTTCAACTGGACGCCTGCGGCGGATGCCGAGCTGGGCAACTATCTGGTGGTGTGGGAAGGGACCGACGCCGACTCCGAGACTGTCACGGCCAACGAGGTCGTAGAGGTCACGGTCACAGCCGCTCTTGCCGGCACGTGGGCTACTCCCGCCGAGGCGTCCAGCATCACCGGGCAGTCTCTCACCCAGGCTCAGTTGAACGTGGCCTACCACGTGATCGAGATCTTCGTGGGCGCGATCATCAACAGCCGGGCGAATCTGACCAACCGAGACTTGCGCGGGCTCAAGAAGGCTGAGTCCTACCAGGCCGCGTGGATGGCAGCACAGATCGACCTCACTGGCCGATCGGATGCCACGCTGGTTGCCCAAGACGGCTTGCAGTACAGCAAGGGTGACCCGGACATGCACATCCTGGGTCCGCTCGCTAAGGCTGCGATCATGCGGTTGTCGTGGATGCGAACCCGCACAATTGACCCGCTCACGCCGGCACAGGCTCTCGTCCTTCGGAACAAGGTTACCGCAGAGACCTACGGCTTGGATGACCGGGAGGACCTGGATGATCTCGGCGGCGACTGGGAACCGCTATGAGTACCTCCGCGAACTTCCGGCCAACCACCCTCGTAACCGTATTGCGCACGTCTCCCAGTAACAATACGGATGAGTTCGGGGACCCTGAGGACAACGAAACTGAGTCCTCGACGGGAAACCCCTTCTCCATCATCATGCAGTCCAAGCGGGTGTTTGTTCCCGCTGAGAATCGCACCACCATCGTCCAAACGATCGCCGGACGATGCCGAGCCAACGTGGACGTAAAGGAAACGGACCGGCTCAAGGATGAGCGCACAGGCTACCTCTACATGATCGAATCCATCGTGGAACCACAGGATCCGATCGGCGCGGCGGCCAAGAGTTTCCTCCTCAAGAGGGTCCAGACTAACAATCTCTAGCCAACGTAAAGGAGGCTGAGGGCATGACCACTGTTGTGGCCCACATCGAAGTACGGATGGCATCCGGGTTCCACCAGAACCTAGAAGAAGCTGTCCAGCCTGCCTTGATCCAGGTGGCCAAAGAGGTTGAGGAAGACATCAAGCGGAACGCCCCCGTTGACACGGGAGAGCTGGTCCGTTCTGTCCGGAGACGTGGTACTGTAATTACCATCTCCGCTCCCTACTGGCACTTTGTGGAGTATGGCACCCGGCCGCACATCATCCGGCCTCGTCGGAGGCAGGCACTATGGTGGCCAGACGCTCACCACCCGGTCCGACAGGTTTACCACCCCGGCACCCAGGCTCAGCCGTTCATCCGCCCCGCGGCGCTCCGCCAACGGCGCCTCCGGCCTGGCATCTCAGTGGGGGTGTGAACGTGGCTTTTCTTCCGACCAATGAGCTGGTGGGAATCCACTGGATCAAGTCCATCACAGGTATCCCGACCAACTCTGTGGGCACCACGCTACCCGCGGACAACAGCACGTGGGAAGCCTCAGGCTTCATCCAGGTGCAACTGGCTTCGGGTAACCCTGACCTCTACACCCCCCAGAACCAGCCTGTCTTCCAGGTCGACTGTTGGGCCGCCAAGCCTAACTCCCAAAAGCCGCCGTGGGGTAAGGCCAACAACCTGGCTGAGATCATCAAGGCAGCCACCTACGATAAGACCTACTGGGGGTCCCTGGCTCTGCCGGCGACACACGACGATGCCCGCGTCCTCGGTTCGGTGGCAGTAACAGAACCGCGACGAGTCCTAGGAGATGAAGCACGGTTCGCCAATTACACATTTGATCTCCAACTGTTCTGGGTGAGGAAACTACCATGATGACCGTCATAAACCAGGAAGCTGTCAAGCTGCCCACCGGGCAACTGTACGGACTCTGGGGCGAGAAGTCGGGACAGTTCCTCACACAGGGAGGCCGGGTAATCTTCCACACCAACCGTGCGGAGCTTGAGTTCCTGTTCCCGGGAACCCGAGTGAAGCCCGTGGACGTGAGCCCGTTGGAGGGAATCCCGCTCCAGTACATGCGCGGGATGGAAGCCGTTCGATTTCCACTGGACAGGAGTGAGTTCCGTGCCTGACATCCGAACTACATTCCAGCCGGGTACCGTGCGAACGGTATCCGACTCGGAATTCCTCGACCTCAAGCGCCAGGGCCTGATCAAGGAGGTAGTGCCTCCGCCCGCCCCGGTGGCCCCGGCTCCCAAGCCGACGGCCAAAACGAGGCCGACCCCCACGCCAAAGGTCTTCCGGACCTCCACGACCACGAGCAACACCGACGGCGACTCCTCCGAGTAGCCTGAGCCAGAAGGGAGAGCACCATGGCCGTAACCGTAACCAACCTTACCCTTGGCCCGGGTGAACTGTTCAAGGGAGACGTTGGCGCCACCGAGCCCGACGACACGGACGTTTCCAACGAGATCTCCAACACCTCGGTCTCCGGCGACTGGGACGACCTGGGGGGTACCCAGGGCGGTATCACCCTGGAGCTGAACCAGGAGTACACGGAGCTGGAAGTCGACCAGGTCGTGGACATCCCCGGCCGCCGGCTCACCAAGCGTGAGTTCAAGATCAACACCAACCTGGCGGAGCCTACGCTGGAGAACTACCAGCTAGCCTCCAACGGCGGTGAGATCACGACCGGCTCCGGCTTCCGTACCTACGAGCCGTCCATGGACAACTCGGGAGAGACTCCGGAGTTCGCGGCTCTGATCTTCGACGGCTTCGGCCCGAACAGCCTCAAGCGCCGCGTGATCGCCCGGAAGGTGCTGAACGTCGCCACCGTCGGCCAGGAGTACATGAAGGACTCCCAGCTCCTGTTCCCCGTCGAGTTCTCGTGCCACTACATCTCCGCGGCCACGCGCCCGTTCCGGTACGTGGACGAGGTCGCTGCCTGACATCTGCGCCAGCTTCGGCTGGTGTGGAACGTAAGATCTCTCGGGGCCTCGTGCCTCACTCCCGTGTGCCGGGGCCCCGAGTTGTACCACACCCAACGTTCGCCCGTAAACGGCGACCGCTTCTAGGAGAAACGCCATGTCTGTAGAAGACGAGTTCGAGGGCTACGACATCATCCAGCTTCCGTCCACCGAGACGGTGGAAGGTGCCGAGGTCGAGGTTCCCATGGAGCCTCTGTTCGAGTTGAACGATGAGGTCTACCTCATCCCCAAGAAGCCCTCAGCCGGCATGGCGCTCGGCTACCTGGAGCGGCAGACCGAGGTCGGTCCCGACGCGGCCATCCACTGGATGATGCTGGAGATGCTCGGCGAGGAGGGTTACGACGCCCTCAAGAACCACCCCACCCTAGAGCGGGAGACCCTGGACCAGATCATCGGCAAGGTCGAGAAGAAGGTCCTGGGGGGCATGGAGGGAAAGCGCCCTTCTGGCAAGAGCCGTCGCCGCGTCTCCAGGAAGTAGCCTGGGTCCTCGACTATCTAGAGGACATCTGGAGCGATCTATCCGCCTTCCACCGAGTCGGAGAATGGGACGAGGTAGAGGACATGAGCGCTGAACGCTTCTTCTCGTTCACAGATCGCCTAGTGAGCTACAGCGGCGTTGTAAGGGCCCGAGCATCGCGTGAGCGTCACTCTGTATCAGACTCGTCTGACAGCGCCCCTAACGCGCGTACAGAGACGCGACAGACGTCCTCTAGAAGCAACGACGGCGGCGTTAAGCATTACCGGGACGTCAAGCATAACCCCGAGCTATCCGTGTACTTTGAGAAGGGAGCGGGCTAGTGGCTGTGAGAGTGGCTGATGGTATTGTAACCATCAGTGCCCAGATTGACGACAATACGGTTCGTCGCTCTGCCACACGAGCCGGTCAGCGTGCCGGCGACTCGTTCTCCCGTGGCTTTGTCCGCACCGCCGATGACGGGATGGATCCCGCTCGGTTCAGGCGCATGGGTGACGATGCGGGAGACGGCCTGGTTCGGGGTGCTGACGGTCGTCTCCGGAACTCTCGGGGGCGGTTTGCACGAGCCGGAACCCAAGCTGGTGACTCGTTCTCCACAGGTCTAGGTGACGGCGGCTCACGAGGCATGAACCAGGCCTCCGGCAAGATGGGCAAGGCTCTTGCCGCCGGCGCTGCATTCGCGGCCGCTGGTGCTGCTGTGGGAGCCGTGTTCGTTAAGGCCTTCGCCGACGCTATGGCTCAGGAACAGTCCGTCGCTCTCCTGTCCGCTCAGGTGGGAGCCTTCGGGCCGGAGTCCAAGAAGCTCGGCAAGGTCGCGGGCTCTCTGTACGCGGACGGTTATGGTGAGTCGTTCGGCGACGTAACCGACGCCATCCGCGGCGTCAAACAGAACATGAACGCCCTCGGCGTGTCGGGTGACGAGGACCTAAAGAAGATCGCCAAAGGCTCCATGAACGTGAGCCAGATCATGGGCGAAGACGTGGGTAAGACTACCCGCGCCGTGGCCAAGATGATCAAAACGGGGATCGCCAAGAACTCCGAAGAGGCTTTCGATATCCTCACGCGCGGCGTACAGACGGGCGCCAATGAAGCTGAGGACCTGCTAGACACCTTCTCGGAGTACAGCACCCAGTTCCGGAACGTCGGGCTCAATGGCAAGCAGGCAATGGGCCTGATTAGCCAGGGTCTACAGGGCGGCGCTCGTGATGCTGACTTGGTGGCCGACACTATCAAGGAATTCTCCATCGAGGCGGTACAGGGTGGAGAGCGCGTTCGTGGAGGCTTTGAAAGCCTCAAGCTAAATGCGGATGACATGGTGGATGCCTTTGCCGCAGGCGGACCGAAGGCGGCCGAGGCATTCGACACGGTACTGGATAAGCTCCGAGACATCAAGGATCCCGCCGAGCGGAACGCCGTTGCAGTAGAAGTGTTCGGTACCAAGGCCGAGGACATGGGCGATGCTCTATTCGCCTTGGACCCGTCCAAGGCTGAGAAGACCCTCGGCGATGTGGGCGGTGCGGCCAAGAAGGCCGGCGACATGATCCACTCCAGCCTTTCCGCGAGGCTAGAGCGGCTAAAGCGGACCATGCAACAGGGCTTGGTCAACTTCATCAACGACAGGGTTATGCCGGTCATTGACCGGTTCGCCAAGTGGATGAAAGACAACCCCAAGATCGTTAAGCCGGTCATCGAGGCCATGAAGACCTTGGCCATTGTGTTCGGCGGCCTGGCTGTCGGTGGTGCGATCATTGCCGGCGTCGCCGCTGCGTTCGCTCTCGTGTCTGGCCCCGTTCTCGCGGTGATCGCTGCCATTGCTGCCCTAACCCTCGGCCTCAAGTTCGCATGGCAGAACTCGGAGACCTTCCGAGACGTCGTACTAGGTGTGTGGGACAAGGTCAAGGAAGGTGCCGAGGCCGCGGTCAAGTTCTTCAAGTCCGACGTGGTTCCCACCTTCGTCAACGCCTGGGACAGCATCAAGGAGAAGGGTCAGGTCCTACTAGACTTTTTCCAGGGTACTCTGTGGCCTATGCTCCAGGCGGGCTGGGATATCCTGGTCGCCGCGGTCCAGCCAATCATCGAGCGGTTTAAGGGCTTCTTTGATGACATGGCCGGCAAGGGTGAGGGACTGTCCGGTGTCTGGGAGACGGTAACCACATTCATCGGTGAGAAGGTCAATGAGATCTGGGACGTAATCCAGACCGCTCTAGAGGCCATCACCGCCATCTGGGAGAAGCACAAGGGTTGGATTATTCCCACCCTAACATTCATCTGGACCACCATCGGCACGATCATCGGCGTGGCTCTCGGTAACATCTGGGCCACGATCAAGGGTGTCTGGACTGCCATCTCCGGCGTGATCTCAGGCGCCATGCAGGTGATCAAGGGTATCATCCAGGTTATCACCGGCATCATTACCCTCGACTGGAAGACCACCTGGGAGGGGATCAAGAACATCTTTGGCGGCATCTGGAAGGCCGTCCTCTCAATCCTCAAGGGCGCCTGGCAGATCATGAAGGGCGTCTTTACCAACATGTGGAACTTCATTACGGGGATCTTCAAGAAGCTGTTTAACTGGCTGGTTGGTAACTCCCTCATCCCCGACCTGGTAAAGGCCATCATCAAGTGGTTCACCACTCTCCGGGATAAGGCTGTCGCCCTTATCGGGTTGCTCAAGGACTGGGTGATCAGGCGATTCAATGCCCTAAGGGATTCAGCGGTTCGAGCGGTCACCAACCTGCGGGATCGAGCCGTCGCCATTTTCAACAACATCCGCGACTGGGTTACGTCCCGAGCGCGTAAGCTCCGGGACAATGTCGTCGGGGCATTCAACACCTTCAAAGATAAGGCCATCTCAGCCTTCAGGAAGGCTAAAGACGGCATCAAGGTTGTCTGGAACAAGCTTAAGAAGCTGGCAGCCAGCCCCGTCAACTTCGTAATCGGGACGGTCTACAACAAGGGTATCCGGAAGTTCTGGAACGCCATCGCGGGTAAGGTCGGGCTCGGCAAGCTAGGCGAGATCCCCACCCTCAAGTTCCAGAAGGGTGGTGTGGCGGATCTTCGTAACGGCGCCAAGCTACCCGGCTTCTCCACCAAGGATGATACGCTCGCCATGGTTCGAAGTGGCGAAGGCGTTCTAGTCCCGGAGGCTGTCCAGGCTCTCGGCGGTGCTCAGTTCATCAACCGTGCCAACCGGATGAAGGGACGAGCCGGCTCCCTAGCGGGGAAGAGTAAGGGAACTGGAATTCCTCACTTCTTCCTCGGCGGCATCGTGGACGCGGTCGGTGGATTCATTGACAAGGGCAAGGACTTTTTTAAGCAGGGCTTTGTAAAGGCCCTCAACGCAGTGACCGCTCCTATCGTGAATAACATGAAGGACCGGTTTGGAACGTCAGGCTTCAAGGGACTTCCCACACAAGCCGTTATGGCGATCGTGAGTAAGATCAAGGCTTTCCTTGGTCCGAAGGCTGGTCAGCTTGAAGGCGGTGACGGCAAGAAGGTCGCGGACGTTGCTCGCTCCCAGACGGGTTACTACGGCCGCCCGAACAAGTTCACCAAGGCACCAGGCATGTGGACCGACGAGTGGTGCGGCATGTTCGTGGACTGGGTGTTCAAGAAGGCCGGCGCCAGTAAGGCCCTGAGCGGGATCCGTACTCCCTCCGTCGCCTCGTACCGACAGATGGGCAGCACGAGCAAGGGCTCCATGAGGCCCGGCGACCTCGCTCTGTACCGCGGTGACTCTGGCCACATCAACATCGTGACCGATCCCAAGTCCAAGGAAACTGTCGGCGGTAACGAGTCGAACAACCGGGTGGCCAAGACCCGCGGCTACGTCAACTCCGCGTCCTCGATCCGTCGACCTGCGTTCGCACGAGGAGGCGTCCTAGACGCCCGTACAGTGCGTTTGGCGGGAGGCCTAGAGGGACTACGCAACATTGCTTGGCAGGACCGTCTAGAGTCCCCTGACGTCGATCCTGAGACTCAGCGTCGCCGTGCTCTGTTCGCAGCTCCGCCGTGGGTGTCTCGTGATATGGGTGGCCTACTACCCGACGGCATGATGGCTGTCAACACTTCGGGTACGGCTGAGGTTGTCAGTACACTTGATCAGTTGAAGGCGCTGGTGGCCTCCGGTAAGGGTCAAACCTACATCTTCAACGAGGGCGCCATTACCCTTGACGCCTCCAAGATCAAGAGTGTCCAAGATCTAGTGGACATGATTGAGTCCATCCAGGTTACCTCACGTCAGTTTGGAGCGAGACTGTGAGTATCCACGACGACCTGGGAGCCCTCCGAGAAGAAGCTCCCACCGCCGCCCAGGCGTTGCAACGTATCAGCCGGGAGAAGGCCCGAGAGGTAGCGAGGCAGTGGGATAAGCACCCCTCCCGGAACATGGACGGTACCGCTACGTTCCACACCCGCGCAGGAAAGGCGACCATCGGGTCCATCCGATACCACCCGGATGATGACCGACTGGACTCTGTAGAGGTCTGGACTGGCCCCCAGCAGGGTCCTCCCCAGTACCGCCTCATCAATCCGCCTATGCTTGTTCCCGACTCCCGCGGTGAGGTGGTATTGAACGAGGTCAACAAGGCAAGAGGGAAGACCACCGCCCGCCGCTATCGGATTGATCCCCTCGTGGCCATCGCGGAATTCATCGCGTCTCACCAGGGTGGGAAGGAAAAGGGATGACCACCACCGTAGCATTCGCCAACACGAATGACGCCTATCTGTTCTCGGGGTCCTCGTCTTATTCCTCCGCTCTGTCCGGGCCCGCCGACGGTGTGAGCGCGGTTGACGACGCCTCGCTATTCATCGGCCAGCAACTCTCCGGCAGTACGTTCACCATCTACCAGGCGTTTGTCCAGTTCGGCTACACCGCAGCCGCGGACCAGATGCCGACCTCCGCGTACTTCCGTCTGAACTCCCACAGTGTTACCGGCACTAGCGTGGCTCGTGGTCTGGAAGTTCAGACCTTCGACTGGGATGGCACGGTAGATGTCAACGACTGGCGCACGCCGGCACAGCTAGCCCTGGGCAATAACAACCGTGTTGCCAACCTGATCGACATCCAGAATGCCAGTAACCTAACCATGCGTGCGGGCATCCCGGATCTAGACGAGGTGGACGACGACGCCACCCTCCGGTACGTCATCAACTCCACGAACAACCGCCAGCAGGAAGCCCCGTCTAGTCTAGAGTACAACGGCATCCGCTCAGCGGACTACAGCGGCACCTCGGCGGATCCCGCGCTGTACGTAGCCAGCGTTACGGACTCCCTCCTGAACCGCTCCCTAGGTGCCCAGGTTCAGCTCTCAGACGGCACCCACGTTTACATCGAGTTCTCCAGCGTGGTCGACGGGGAGGACGACAACTCCCTAATCCATCAGGACAACGATGGGAACACCACCAACCTCGGAACCTTCACTGGTCAGACGTTCACCCGACGGGGAGCCCAGAACTACTCACTGGCTCGTGACGCCGACGATAACCTGTACGTCATCAACCAGAGGGACGCGGACAACTCCCTAAACTGCCGGGCATTCATCAAGGGCTCCGGTTACTCGTGGTCCACTGGAACTCTGCGGGGTCTAACCCTGCCCACCTACGAGTCAGACGTTAACAACACCGCTCTTACCTGGCACCCTCAGGGCGGCTCGTTCGGCACTCTGGTGGCTCTCATCGGTCACCGGGCGGCGGGCAACCGCAACCGAGAGAACCAGATGCTTTATGCCCTACTGAACTGTGACCACCTGATCAACGGGTCCGGGTCTCTGGCTCGTCGGGTAGCCAGCGCGGACGGCCTTCTCGTTGCCGGCACCTCCATCAACGGGTTCAACAACTTCCCGAATGAGACGGGTACCCTTCTGGATGTCTCGTCGGCCCAGGAAGGATCTGCCCGCGGGTACGTGATGAGCACGGCTCGTCACCACGTACTATCAGCCAACTCGGGGCAGTCTGTAGCCCGGTACACCTTGAACGGGTCGGGTACCGGCTTCTCGGAGGTGTGGAACTTCCACGACAACTTCTCCGGGTTCTCCACCAAGGATGCCAATGCCAAGTCCCGTCTACTTCCGGTCTCTGAGTCTCGGTATGCCACGGTAAATGCCAGCTCATCCACTGAGTTCGGCCTGGTGGTTAAGCACCGGCAACAGCTCGGTAATGAGTTCACCGTGTTGGCAGACGTGAGGCTGGATGAGCAGGACCTAACCTCCATGCCGTCCGCCTCTACTCTGTCCACCGCGAACAACTGGGACGCCATCTATAACCCGCTGGATAACCGGGTATGGGTGTACTACTTTGACACCAACGACGGTCAAAGGCTCATGCGTACCCACGTGGATCTCAGCACAGGCCAAGCCGGCCAGGACGAGGTGGAAGTAAACGACTCGGTCGGAGCTACCGGGTCAACCAACCACGCCATCCGTGTTCACCGCCACCACACCATCGGTGAGCAGATGCTCATTACGGTGGCCAATGAGACCTCAGGTGGAACTCACTCGCTCATCTACGTTGACGACTTGATTAACGTAGCTCCTGACCAGCCCGTATTGATCCCTAAGGAGAATTTCGACTCAGACGAAGAGGCTACCTTTGAGTGGACATTCATCGACCCCAACGAGTCCGATACTCAATCAGCGTTTCAGCTCCAGATTGATAACGCCACCACGGAAGCCTCCGCATTCGACACGGGTAAGACCGCGAGTACGGACAGCAATTACACGCTGGCTGCCAGCTCCATCGACAACGAGGAAGACTACCGTTGGCGGATCCGAGTCTGGGATAGCTCGGACGAGGTCTCGGAGTGGTCGGATTACGGGTTCTTCACCACCTCGGCCTCAGGTGTCGTCAACATCACGGATCCAGACTCGGACAATGATCCAGACATTGTCACGGCCAACTACCTGGTCCAATGGGAAGTGTCAGGTACCACCCAAGAGGACTACCGGGTGGTGGTGTTCAGGACGGACACCGACGAGGAGCTGGTGGACACCGGCTGGGTTGAGTCGGATGACACTGAATACCTCGTGGAAGGTATGCTGGCCGACGTAGAGTGGCAGGTGGAAGTAACGGTTCGTGACTCCGCCGATATCGAGTCCAACACCGCCACCCGCCTGATCACCCCGGACTACAACTCTCCCGAGGTGCCCATCATCTCCTTCAACGTGGAGAACGATGGTGGTTATATCGGACTGAGCATTGAGAACCCGGAGCCTGTTGGAGACCGACCCAACCCAGACACCAACGTAATCCACCGTCGGGAGGTTAGCACCTCTGCCACACCAGACGCTTTCCAGGTGCTCGGCGAGGTGGAAGAGAACGGCTCGTTCCGCGACTACACCGCGGCAAGCGGGGTTGAGTACGAGTACCGTGTCCGAGCGGTTGCTGGTGAGTTCTTCACCGACTCCACCATCACCGAGGTGGACGATACGCTGGAGATTGAGGGTGTCTGGATCCACAACCCGGCAGACGCCCAGACAACGGTGAGGCAATTCCGGTTCGGCAAAGACAACCGCTCCACTTCCATTGACATCATGGGAACCGTTCAGACCTTCGCCGGTCGTAAGTTCCCGGTGGTTGACTTCGGGGAACACGAGGAAGAGGACTTCTCGATCTCCGTGGACATCCCCCACGGCCCGGACTACCGCACCCAGGAAGCGGATCTGAAGGACTTTGCTGAGTCCAAGATTACCCTTGTTCTCCGGGACAATCGGGGTCGATCCGCTTATGGTACACTGACTGGATTCAACCAATCGGATCAGGCTTGGGGAATCTCGGTCGCGTTCAAGTTCTCCCGAGTGAGCTTTGACATTGAGGAGGTGTGACGGGTGCAGCCGCTTAACTTGCCCGAGGGGGATCACAACCCCAACAACTACAGCGCGGCAGAGATCCTAGCTGCCATCCAAGGTTCCACCGGTTCGCGGAAGTTCTCTTTCCGCTATGAGCTCCTGAACGAGTTCAACCGTAAGACCGCGGACCTTACCAACGTCAAGGCCTGCAAGATCAGCCAGAACTGGCTGGCAGACATCAAGCGGACTGCCTCCTTCGACCTGCGAACCGGTGAGACAGACCGGATCGACTACCTGAAGGACCGCATTAAGCCGTGGGTCCGTCTGCACATGCCGCCCAAAGAGAATGAAGAGTCCGGCCCCGAGCTTCCTCCGGATCCCCAGGACCCTCCCGCCTTCGAGGGTCTGACGGACGACTTTGAAACTCAGGAGATGGCCGATGTATGGGACCGCTACAGTGAGGGCGTGAAGAACGTTGGCGGGCGCCTGAGGATCCCTACAAAGACCTCGTTCCCCGCTGCCGTATCTAACCGCTCGTGGTCTCTCACAGGCTCTTACGTGGCCGCTGAGGTGAACTCTGTACCGTCCCTCAGCGGCGGCACAGACGTGGCCCTGAGTATGGTGATCAACTCCAACACTGCGGGCACGAACCTTACCATCCAGTACCGACTGATTGGATTCGGCTCCGAGAACAAGCTGGAGTTTATCAGCTTCGATAACGTGTTCCAGGACCCCGGGTTTACCAGTATCGACTACGACCCGGACGAACACGTATGGTGGCGGATCCGAGAAGACAGCGGCACCATGTTCTGGGAGACGAGCCGAACGGGTCTGCCCGGTACCTGGACCATCCAGCGTCAGGATGACACTCCGGACTGGGTGGTAGACGAGGACGAGACACTGGAACTGTTCTTCCAGTGCAACGGTGACGCATCGGAAGATGACTTTGCCGAGGTCGACAACGTCAACCTTACGCCGGAGGGTGTGGAAGTCTCCTTTGACGACCAGATCACGTGGCAGAACAACTTCAACGGCACGCCTGGCGTAACCGGTGAAGAGGTCACGGTTAACAACTCGGCTCGTCATGGAAACGCCCTAGATGAAGTTCTAGGGACTGTAGTCTATGACGATGAGGTCTCCGCAGACAACAGTAGGTCCGTTCGCCTAGGAGAAGACTCAACGGATGAGGGGACTATTGTTATCCGGCTGAAGTCTGCTCTTCCAGAGTGGTCTCTCCGGTGCTACTTCCAGATCCCCAGCGGCGGACTTCTCAACATCCAGCCGGATGCCGTTGACCCCGACTCGGATAACTACATTTTCCTAGATGACGACTCGGGAACCTGGACAGCCGGCTCGGTTAATCTGACCGAAGAGGTCACGGGCAACTTGATTGATCAGCCAGTAAAGCTGGAAGTTCTCAACACGGAGGATCTAACCATCTATCGGTTCT